ACTGATCAAAGTTGATCGTCACCATTACGTACTTTTTTGTCTTACCAGGCGTCGTAAAAGGCATGTTGTCGAACACCACTGAAACCGTGGCATCCGCTGCAGTCACTGCAGTATTGATCGCAGTTTCGATTGCAGCCCTAGCGTTTACAAGCGTCATCAGAACACCACCCGAAGAATATACATGTATTCCTGATCGCCCCTAAATGTCCGAATGTCTTGAATTCTGGCTGTTCTTGCCGATCCAGCAAACTGCAATGACACCTCATCCTGCAGCGTTGCTTGGTTGTCACCAATCTGGTCTGGCGTTATATAAAGACGAGCTGTGTTCTCCTGATACCCAGACTCCTCATCAGATGCAATAAATTCGATTGGAGCGTCAAACGAATAAGACGTGTCAGTCGTCGTAACAGCTCCTGTTGCCACGTTGTAACTGGCTGATGCTTTGCGCGTATAGGTAATCGTCGTATCTAACGACTTGCCTAGATCCGCAACAACCTGTTTAGCAACATTCTTGAAAAGCGTGTCGAGTTGACCAGCCATCTCAACCCCTCACAACGCGGAGAGAATACGAGCCACTGCCGCCCAGACAATAAGCGCCGAGATAAGACTGAAGCCAAGGATAAACGTCGAATACGTTATTAACAGTTCCAACAGCCTGGCTAGAAGTGTTGTACTTGACTTCCATCTCTCCGAGCTTGACGGACTCGTAAAGTCCCGTATCGCCGGTAGTCCCTGTAATCGAGTCCGTGTCATTAGCCAGTGCGTTGGCTAACTCATAAGTAGCGTATTTAATGTCGTTTGGAATGCTGGTGCAAACCAACTCCACACGATCCACGTGATAGTTGTTGCGAGGCCAGCTCAGCGCTTGGTTGTCATCGCAACGATCACCGTAAAAATTCAACGTGTCGATCCAGCGCGTTGCAGAGATCAGCGCTCGATTCTTCGCATCATCACTCTTGTTGTCCCACTGCGTGCTGCTTGGAACGGTTTCAAAGTAGGCGTCAGCCTCAGCCAGTGTCACGAAGCTGTTGGCCGTTGCACTCTTCAAGGTAGCGTTGATGGTTGCGGCCACGGCTTACCTACCTACCTTTTTCATTGCCATTTTATGCGCTTCGGTGAAGGTCTTACCAGACTTCATTAGCCGACGCATCTCGGCCATGTGCTTTTTGGTGTGATGCTCTGCATGACGTTCCATCGCGGCTTTTTGCCGGGTGGTCAGTTTCTTGGAACTGCTGTACGCCATGCCAAAAAGAAGGTGGCCCCACCTAATGGTAGGGCCGTTTGTTCCGTCAGGATCAGGACTTGAGTCCGTTATCCAGAGGAGAGTTGACGAAGATCTCAACCATGGGGATGAGGTCGATGTCGTAGGTGGCAGCCCAGTTGCTGCCGGTACGCAGGTTTGCGTTGGTGGGGTTGTCAGAAGCGGAAGACCACTTGGTGCCCATGACGTGGTAGGCGGAGTGGTAATCCACAGAAAGCACGTCCTGCTTAGACAGCACGTTGCGGTCAGCTTCAATCCGAAGATCCTGCTGCACACCCTCAAGGATGGTGCCGGACTTCATCATGTAGCAACGGAACTCCTGACGGTTGCCGGTAGAAGTCGGGTCATTGATGTTGACACGGGAGTCAACAATGACGCGACAACCAGCAAACTCACCAACTTCACGAGCGCCGATGCCAACACCACCGCCACCCCAGGTCACCGCGCCAGAAGCAGCCAGTGCAGAGGTGGAGAAGGTCAGCAGACCAACCTGATACAGGTAGTAAGCGACGGAAGGGTGAACGATCAGAAGATCCATCTCCTCACCGCGCTCACCCAGCTTGGAGCGAGCTTCTGCAACAGTTGCAGCGGTCAGGTAGTTGGCTTCAGCAGTAGAGCCGGAGCCACCCAGTTGCTTCTCAAGACGGTGATCGTTGAGGGCAGTGTGGAACAGACCAGTCAGTTGCTCGAACAGACGGTCAGTGTTCAGCTTGTTAATGGCGTCAGCCAGCTGGTTGCGGATGTGAAGCATCGGGTCTTCACCAGCAGCCAAAACTGCAACGTCATCCACGGCGTAGGCGAAACCACGGTGAACGATGGATGCAATCTGGGTTCCAGTGCCGATCTTCTGAGGAGTCAGATAACCAGCGCCACTGGTGCCCCAAGTGGCGGTGCCATCAAAGATCTCTTCCGTGGGAGACACAGGGTTGAACTCAGGAACCTGAATCCGGGTGCCACCTTCACGAGCGTCGAGCAGTGCATTACGCACCACAGCGCCGGACTTGATGAACTGGCTACGTTCCTTGATTGCCTCAGACACGTAGGTGCTGAGATTATTCCTTTTTACGATGTCCGCCAGAAGGACACCGCCGGAATAATTCTGAAATGGTGCGGCCATTTCTTATTCGGGATTGAGGTTTGCGGGGTTCAAGTCACGGACTTGAGGTGGTGTCCCACAGGGACTATTTACCGGCCTCTCGCTTGAGCACAGCTGCAAGGTCAGGATCGGTAGCTTCCAAGGCCATTTGCCTGGTTAAGTTAATACTACCTTCCAACCAAGGATTAGCGATACCTGCGGCACCGGCAGTTCCTGTAGTTGGCTTAGCTCCCATTCCGGCTTGAGCGCTTGGTTTGAAGTGATGCTCATAACCAGAGCCAGGATTTTTTAGCTTGCCGAGATAGACATTAATGTCTTCTTCGACGCCGCCGTTGAGAACCTTGACGCTGCCATCATCTGATTTTTTCAGATTGCTCTGAACAAGCTGCAGCATCTGCTCAGCATTGATCGCACCAGCTTGGCTAATCGCAGACAGTGCAGAAGTTTTCATTGCAGCGGTCTCGTTAGAGGTGCGAAGATCCGCTAGTTGCCGCTCCAGATCAGCGATCTGTTGGTCTTTGGTCTGAGCAGTTTTGTTGGCCTCTTCCCAAAGATCTTTCCACTGGCCTTGATCTTCCAGTGTTTTGCGGCGCTGTTCGTCTTGTTTTTTGTAAACATCGTCGAGCTTGCCTTTGATGCCTTGAAATTTCTCCTCAGCTTCAGTGGCACGCTGTTGCAACGCTTGAATTTGCTGCTCGTAAGCAGAAACATCAACGTTGACGGTGTTTGCAGTCTCAGCCACGGGCTGCTCAGAGGACGCCACAGGCGTCTCCTGAATGACTTGTTCTTCCATTATTAGAAAAGAATTTACTCTTCTACCTTACTTGTCTTTGCTTTTTTGGCGGCAGGTTTTTTAGCAGCAGGTTTTGCAGCAGGCTTTGCTGATGTTTCAGAAGAAGGATCCCATGAATCAACAAGTTCCCATTTGTAGGAACCATCGGCTTGCAATACCTTGTCGAGAGACTTGGCCATGCTGTAAAAAGCGATTTACTCCTACTGTAACTCTGGCGCGGAATCTGGCGACTCAGCCGCTGTAGGCAAGATTTCGCCTTGCACCAACATGTCGCGGAACTCTTCGCGATCAATCACGTTGTCTTCAAACAACTGAGCCATCGCTGCAATGTCTTGACCAATCAGACGCTGCAAGTCAAAGTCACGGCTGATCTTGACCTCAGGCGGCTCAAGACCTAAGTAGTTAGCAGCCATGTTGTAAGCCTTCTGCAGGCCAGACTCCAGATCCATCGATACCATCGACAACATCGAGTTGGTGTCAATCCGATCCAGACGGCGTGCGTCAGCAGACTCAGCAACAAATTTTTGCTGGCTCAGCGTACTGATGCCGAGTGTTGCCATCTGTTGCTGTAATTCTTGAATTTCCGCCGATTGCGCTTCAAACGCGCTTGCCGCAGGCTCCACGTAATAGACCTTATTACCCGGCTGGGTCGCCATCGCATAATTAACGCTGATCGCCATATCCTTCGTCTGATCGTCCCAACCCTCAAGGACGAGCATCGGTTGCGAAGCGATGTGAAGGCTGTGGATAAGATCCGCTTGCCGTTGATAGTGGGCCAGATTGAGATGAGCAATGTCCAACAGCGGTGGCTTGCTCGTCAACGTATCGGTTTTGTTCGCGTAGATCGTTACCAATGGGATCTGCCCAAGCGAGAAATCGCCAGACTCAACCAGCTCATACTCCGACGTAGCGTCGGATTGATCGAAGGAAGAGGGGTATGGGAAGTTCCCTTGCATCTCTTTCTTCTGCTCTTCTTGCCTAAAGACGCGATAACGACCTGGCTCGATGACACGTACTTGGTCATAGACCTTTTCTCCGAACTCGCCGTCAGGGACTACTGCCTTTTCTCCAATTCGTACTTGCGTAAGACTTCCGTAATTGGTTTCGCGGTCCAGTCGCCAACCGTACACCTGAGTCGGATCCACCTCAATCCAATAGGGCCGACGATTAAGAGCACGCTCCTCTGCAAGACTTCTTGCGTCCGTAGGCGCAGGAAAATCAACCAGCGTGTGGCAGTGCCCATACGTCAGGGCACAGATCAAGAGTCGTCGAGCGTACTCATCTAAATCTGAGCCACACCCGTCAACGTCCTTGTTAAAAACATCTGTC